GGCCCGGAAGCCATCATTGCGTTGCTGCGTGAGTTCCACGCTGAGGCCTCCATTCTGGAGGAGCACATCGACAACATGATCAAGAGCTGCGAAGACTCGCTCTCAGCCAAGGCTGTAGCCGATATGGCCTAAGAGACAAAGTGCCCATGATGAGCCCGCCTGAATAGCTCAGATGGTAGAGACTCCACCTACTTTTGTAGGTTCGGTTCCCTGAAGAGGAATGCGTCGGAGGTTCGAATCCTTCTTTTGGCACCAAAGAAAATGCATGTTGTTTGGCTACAACAAACACTAATCAAGAATGATGATGATACTTGACATTGAAGTGGAAAGCTTCTACGATAGAGACTTAGCACAGAGGTAGTGCGGCTCCTTTACACGGAGTAGGTCATAGGTTCGATCCCTATAGTCTCTACCATGTCGATGTAGTTTAATGGTTAGAACAGATGGTTTTCATCCATCCAATCCGAGTTCGATTCTCGGTATCGACTCCAGAATTTTTAGGTGTGGCTATAACTCAACTGGTTAGAGTTTCAGGTTGTGACCCTGAATGTGAGAGTTCAAGTCTCTCTAGTCACCCCTAAAAGTTTTAAATTAATGCGGGATAACTCAGTTGGTAGAGTGCGAGGCTCATAACCTTGATGTCGTCGGTTCGAATCCGGCTCCCGCAACCAGAATTAATGCCGGTTAGCTCAGTTGTTAGAGCACTCGCTTGATAAGCGATAGGTCGTTGGTTAGAGTCCAACACTGGCAACCATTTAATGGGTCTTTATTTTCAATTGGATAGATAAATAGACTACGAATTTATTGGCGAGAGTTCGAATCTTTCAAGACCCTCCATATTGTTGGCGAGTAGAATAGTCAGGCCTAATTCAAGCGGCTTTGACCCGCTGATCGTTGGTTCGAATCCAACCTCGTCTGCCAATTTAAAGCCTCGGTGGTGGAATGGTATACACACTACGCTAAGAACGTAGCGCCGAAAGGATTGAGGGTTCGACTCCCTCCTGAGGCACCAATAATATTTAATATTTACCCTATGTATTTTTACATGGGGTTTTTGTGTTTGGAGAAAATAATGCCTTTTGTACCTGGGAAATCTGGTAATCCTAATGGAAGACCAAGTAAAGACAAGATTGCAGCTAGAGAAGCTTCGGATAAGACTAATCGAGAACTCAGAGAAAGAGCTTTACTTGAACTTGCTCGTAAGTTTAAACCTTCTGTAGCACCTGCAATGAAGACTATTCTTCAGATTATGGGTGATGATAAAGCTTCTGAAGCAGGTAAGTTGAAAGCTGCAGCTTTAGTTATTCAGACTTACAATTCATTAGTTAAAGATCTTTATGATTATCGTTATGACGAAGAGAAGGCTGAAGAAGTTCAGCAAACTGACAAAGCTCCTGTATTCTCTCTAAAGATGGTTAATAAGGATGAATAAACATAAGGAGGTTGAATGAGTTCTAATACTGTATTTGCACCAGCGTCAAAAGCACAAGAGCAATTCTTGAATAGTGATGCAGATATTACTTTCTATGGTGGTAAAGTTGTGCCTCCATTCAAAACCTATTTAATTCGGTGAAACCCTAACGTAAAATCGAGGGCAATACCGAGCCAAGCAGGGGGTATTTTTAATATCCCCGGGCGTGTGTAGAGACTATGGGAAACCAGTAAGGTTCAAGCGAATCTGAAACAGTAGGATGCTTTATAGCATAAGATATAGTCCGACACCCAAGGAAACTTGGGAGTACTCTAGCGAAGTACATAACTTTCTGGCAGCGGGCAGTGGAAAGAGCCATTGCTTACTTATGTCGTTCCTAAAGTTTTGTCATCATCCACGTACTCGTGGTGTGATATTTAGGCGAACAACAAAGCAGATCACAAACCCTGGTGGTTTATTTGACTCTGCAGTTAATTTATACAAATTAGTAGATCCTAAACTAAGAGTAAGAATGAGAGAGTTAGAACTTGTTTTTAGTTCTGGAGCTGTTCTCAAATTTGCTTACCTTGACAATGCTTCTGATAAATATAACTTCCAAGGTGCGGAACTTACTTTCATTGGTTTTGATGAGATTCAACAATTAAGTGAAGACAATGTAACTTATTTGTTTTCTCGTTTGCGTTCAACCTCAGTTGATTATAAGAAGCAGATTGTAGCTACAGGTAATCCTGACTACGATAGTTTCATTCGACATTGGGTTGAATTTGCACTTGATGAGCGTGGCATTCCAATTAGAAAAGATGTTTACCCTACTCGATATATGTGTCAAGCGATGGGTGGCTCTATTGAGTGGGCAGATACTAGAGAAGAACTAGAGAAGAAATATGGTACTGGGGATGACTCTGGTATTCTATCCTTTACATTCATTCCAGGGACTATTTATGATAATCCACCTTTGATGAAGGCTGATCCGACTTACGTTAGTAAGTTAAAGAAACTTCCTCGCGTTGAGATGGAACGTCTTCTATTAGGGTCTTGGTATGCAAGACAAGAGGCTGCTGGGCTATGGAAAAGAGAATGGATAACTCTTGTAGATCACCCTAATCCTAGAGCAACAAAGAGGATAAGAGCATGGGACTTTGCATTTAGTCTGCCATCTGAACAATATCCAAATCCTGACTGGACTCGTGGTGTCCTTATGTCAAAGGATAAAAATAGTGTTTACACAGTTGAAAATATTGTCTCTATGCGAGATAGAGTACATGAGGTTGAGAAGTTGGTATTTGAGACTGCAATGCGTGATGGACAAGAAGTTATTATTTCTATCCCAATTGATCCTGCCGCTGCTGCTGGAGCTTATGCTAGGGATTTTCAACGTAGACTTTCAGAGTATGGTTTCAATGTGAAATTATCTAAACCTGTGAAGTCTAAGGTAACTCGATTTGCTCCATTCTCAAGTGTAACTCAGGCAGGGTTTGTTAATGTAGTAAAGGGTGATTGGAATACCCCTTTCTTTGACGAATTAGAGATCTTTGATGGAGATCCTAAGAAAAAAGACGATTAAATTGGGTCGTCTATAAACTCATTGAATTCGGTGGACACCTACTTGGAATCAAGTAGACAATACCGAGCGAAGCTGGTGTAATACCAGAACGTGTAACGACTAGCCGAAAGGCGTAGGGGCAAGTGCTCCGAAGCGGTGAGAAACCTAATAACTTAGGTTTAAGATATAGTCTCATCTGCATGGTGACATGCAGCATTTTAATATAGGAGAATTTCTATGATTTATAATTCAAACTCTACAGGTCCTTTTAAAATTCTGCAAAGGAATGGGGATGCTTGTTTAATTCAGTTTATAGACACTGGCACCACTAAAACTGCTCATATTTCTAATGTATTAGCTGGTAAAGTAAAAGACCAATACTTCCCTACTTTGTATGGTAAGGGGTATTATGGGGATTACGACAAGACTACGACTTATTACAAGCAGGCTAAACAGCTTTGGCAAAATATGCTAAAAAGATGTTATTGCGAAAAAGACTTAAAAGGTTACTATGGTAAAGCAACAGTATCACAAAGATGGTTGAACTTTAGCAATTTCCTAGAGGATTTGCCTAGCCTTGTAAACTTTAAGCAGTGGCTGGCCGGCCAACAAAAAACAGGCGGGAAATATAATCTGGATAAAGATTTAAAGGTAAAAGGTAATACCTGTTACTGTAAAGAAGCCTGTATGTTTGTAACTGAGTTTGAAAATAAATCAGAAGGTGCCAAAAATGGCAAACCTTATACTAAAGTGGGCAAGAGTTAACGCCTCTTGTTTAAGATAATGCAAGCAGATTGTTGTTCAGATGCTTTCTTGCTTTTGAACAAAGAGTTGATCATACCTGAGATGACTTTAACTGAGTTGTCTTCAACAAACCCCTTCAATTTTAATACAAGTTTAGGTCAAGCAGGATTATCTGCTCCACCTTTACCTGTTAACTTACCTTCTTTTAATTTTTAAAGGATAATTATGGATGAAACAAGAGTAGAAAAAGGTTTAGATGATCCGAACCGTTTTAAACTTTCAGAAATGGGGTATATAGGTCTTAATATCTTTGATGGTGTTACTTCTGATGAGCTAAAAAAGGAATTGAATTTTCCTTATAATCTAAAGACATATAAACAAATGTCGGTTCATTCTACTATTAACGCCGCACTGACTTTATATGATAATATTGTAACAAAGGCAAATTGGGTAGTAAGACCTCCTGAATCTCCTACACAGGAAGAAAAAGATCAAACCAAGTTCATTGAAGAATGCATGAATGATATGGAACATTCTTGGTCTGAATTTATTCAGGAAGCTTTAAGTATGACTACTTTTGGTTTTTCTGTGCATGAAAAAGTATATCGTAGACGATTTTCTTCTAATGGTAGTAAATACAATGATGGGAAAATTGGCTGGAAAAAGATCCCAATTCGTTGTCAAGAAAGTATTTGTAGATTTATTTACTCTGAAGATGGTAATGATTTGATTGGGGTTAGACAGAATGTTTCTGCTTTACAAGATCCAATGAATCGCTACAAGAATAAGACTGAAGTTGCATTTCCAATTTCTAAAGTTCTTCTCTTTAGAACTGGTCGTCATAGAGGTGATCCATTTGGTAAGAGTCCCTTGCGTGATGCTTATTTAGCATGGAGATACTTGATGGCTTTGGAAGAAATTGAAGCTACTGGAGTTACTAAGGATTTAGTAGGTTTACCAGTTCTTTATATCCCACCTCAGTATCTTTCTGCTGATGCAACACCTGAACAAATTGCTATTCGTAAATATTATGAACAGGCAATGGCAAATCTTCAGATCAACCAGCAATCAGCAATGATTTTACCTCAAGCATTTGATCCAGAGACTAAACAAGCTTTATTTAAGATGGATCTTCTTAGTGTATCTGGTCAAAAAGGATTTGATACAACTAAGATTAAAGAATACTATAAAAATTTAATCCTTACTTCATTATTCGCGGATATTCTAATCATGGGTCAAAGTACTACAGGTAGTTTTGCACTTGGTCAGATTAAAAATAGTCTTACAGGTACTGCTGCTGAATCTTTCATTTCCACTATTAGGGATGTAATCAATAAAGATCTGATCCGCCAGACTTACGAATTGAATGGTTGGGATGCTTCAAGAGCTTGTGTGATTGACTATGAAAACATTGATAGTGTAGATGCTGAAACATTCTCTAAGGCAATTCAACGTATTGCTTCAGTAGGATTCTTGACGAAAGACCTTGACACTATTAATAAGATTAGAAATGTATTAGGTACAGATGAACTTCCTGAGGGAACAGATTTTGAATCTTTACTTAGTGATATGACATCCAGGTCTGGTGATGGGATGTCTAAGGGTTCTGGTAATGGTACAAGTGACAATGTTGCTGGTACTGACAACTCTTCAAATAATGCAGATAATGCAAGTTAATTTAAGGAAAATAATATGCCAAATGTAAGTGAAACAAGGCTTGGTATTGATGGTAAACTTAGTGTTGAATTTTCAGGTGGAGCAGCCTCTCGCGTTGTTGACTTGGCTAATGCGACAGAACTTTTTACTGATGAGGCGACGTTGAATGATCTTAATACACGACACCCAGCCTCAAGCAACGCTGGGAATAGTGCGATTGTGGGTGGGCGCCTGTATCAGTCTACACCATCGGCATGGCTATTGCCAGCCTTGATGGATCCAGTGTCTCGTCATTTCGAGGACTCGGACATCGCTGATGGTATCGGCTACGCGGCCATGCAGTACCTGGGCGGGGCTGGCTCACTGTTTCCCGCTGTCCGCCCCGAAAATTACGGAGACGTGTCAACGGATGCGACGGCTGCGATTCAAGCCGCTCTGAACGCCTCCCCTTCGATCATCCTGACGCCGGGCGTCACGTACACCGTCACAGACACTATTGTTTTGCCCGCTGGTCGTGTCTACATCTATTTCAACGGCGCGACGGTGCAGGCCTCATTCGGGACTAGCTACAGCAAGGCGCTGTTCAGCAACAACAAGACGACTGACGCATCTACCACGCTGTTTGCCGACCGCGTGCGCGTAACGGGTAACTGCTGCGCGTTCGACATGCGGTTTACCGCTAACAACCCAGGCGCCGGCTTGGCCATCATCATTGACGGCCTGTACATGAACACGCTGGACGGCAACCGCCGTGCAGGCACCAAGGTTTTGGACATCGACCAAGCCGACTTCTGCGCAATCCGTAACGTTGAAGCTTGGAACCTCGACCTGCCCTTCATGCTGGGTCGTGGTGGCACACGCCGCAACTGCACGCAGATTTTGCTAGACCAAATCATGGTGGCGCAGGTCAACTCAGCTTGCCGCATTGAGGGCGTTTCCAAAGGCCGAATCAACGGCTTCGACGTAATGACCTGCAACAGCGGGTTCAGCTTCGAGGGATCGAATGAACTGATTGATGTGCACCAGTGCCACGTCGAAGGAATCGGCAAGTCGGGTTACTCGGTGAGCGCGCTTGTAAGCTCTTCGTCGGCAGGGACTGGCTGTAATTTCATCGACAGCGTGCAGCATCGGAAAATCATGCTGAAGCAGTTCGACGTGATCGACCAGGGCGGCACAGGTGGCACGGCCACTGCCGGTATTCGCGTTGGCAAGAACGACGCATCGCAGGCGACACTCCAAACCATCACTTTTGAAGACTGCAACATCGCGGGCGCTCAGGATGCCTCGGCCAGCTACAAGCCGCTGGTTAACCGTGGCCGTTTCAAATGGCGCGGATTGTGGGGCTTCACCAGCAACGTTTCACTATCCGCTAACAGCCAGGGCTACATCGATATGGAAATCGATGACGGCTACAACAATGCGGCCCCTTACATTGACCTGATTGGTGGAGGAACTGTGTTGAGCCTCGTCAACGGCTCGGCTACGAACCCGCCCACCATCACCGAGGTATCAGTAGGCACAACGTCATACAACGTCGCGCATCAGGTTGTTTTCAACGCGGCGAACTACGAACTGATCCGCACGATCAACTGTCCGTATGGCTGGAACACGATTGACATCGTTGGGTATCGCACGGCGGGTAACCCTATCGTTTTCGTGCAGCAAAACGGCGGGTCGTTTACCGATCTGGTGCGTATCCAGTTCAACGGGCTTAACGACAAACAGCGTCGATGGAGAATTGCGTTCTGGAACGATGCCGCAAACCAGGGTTTGAGGATCGGGTTGTCTGGCCAGGCCATCGGCGACACGTGCGTGGTCCAATCGATCAACTGTTATCCAGGCCTGCCACGTCGCGACGTGCCCCAAACACTGGATCACATCGTTACTGCATTGCCGACTGCGTCTGCGCGATGGCGCTACCACCGCATGGCACTGCGAAACGGCGCAACTGATGAGACGCGCCACACGTGTGTGGTGGACGCCGCTGGCACGTACCTGTGGAAACAGTACACGTTGACATGATGCGCGGCCAGGGTGAGTATCCTGGCCCCAGTGCGTGCGAAACTCTCCAACCTAGGTTAATGAACTAGAGCACTTCAATATTGTACTGATTGATAAAGTCTTTAATCCAGTCGGCTTCTTTTGGGGAAGAGGTGATCTCATTTCTAATGTTGTATTTAGGCTTTTTCAAAGTAATTTGATCAGTAAGATACTTCATTTTTTGTTTCACCTCTTCGTTGTTTTCAATGTGAATTGAGATTGAAGCTTGGATATTCATGTCATCAATATTTTTAAGTACTGGGATTAATACATCCCCAAATGTAAAGGATGAGCAGTTTTCTTTGATAACTTCTTCTCCATCCCAATACTTGATTTTAACTCGATAGTATGAAATATCAAGAAAAGAATCTGTCTTAATGAATACTAATTTAATGTGATTAGACATTGGTTCTCCTAGTGTTAAGAAGCCTTGATTGTACTAAATTTCAAATTTTCTGTCAATATGTTTAGAAAATACTAGATTATATTAGCACTTTATGATATAATTTACTTTAATGTAAGGTATTAAATGCAACAAATTATAAATACAGTTCAGGTGATTAAATCCTTGAATGAAGAAAAACGTTTAGCTACCTTTGTAGTATTAGAACCTCAGGAAGAGGATGGTTTGACTACAGATTTACACGGTGACACTTATTCTGCAGATGCAGTAGAACAAGCTTGTCATGATTTTAATACTCAATGTAGAAAAGCAAATCTTTTACATATGCTTGATACTGATTCATATGAATTTGTAGAGAGTTATATTCTTCCAGTTGAAGCTGAAATTAACGGAAAAGTTATTAAGGCTGGAAGCTGGTTAGCTGTTGTTAAAGCTAAAGAAGATTGGATTTGGCAGGGTATTAAAGATGGGACTTTTAACGGTCTTTCTATTCAGTGCAATGCTGTTTATGAAGATATAACGGAGTAATGAATGGAAGCAAAAACTAAGACAAAAGCTACTAGAAAACTTAAATCATTTGACTTCTCTACTCCAGATTCTGCTGTAGCGTTGGTTGGTCCTTCAGTCGGTGGGGCTGCAAATGGAATGACTACTGTTCTCTTTAAATCAGTAGGAACTAATCGTTCAGAAGATTTCATTAAGAAAGCACAGCAAATTCAAGTAACTATGGAGATTCCTGAGTTTCTTCAGAAGTTCTTTGGTATGTGGTACGAAGAAGCTGAGATTTTGGCAAGTCTGATGGGTTATGTTGAAGAAGAATCTGAAGAAGAGTCTGAAGAAGAGTCTGAAGATGAGTCTGAGAAAACTTACGATGATTATATTCAAGAAAAAATCAGTTCTTTTAAGATTTTGAAGTCTGTCAATGATGGGGCTAATTTAGCTAAAACTTTGATGGCTTTGACTGAAGAAGAACATTTGGTGTTGCTTAAGGATCAAGAATATCTTGAATCTATTATGAAACAAAAAGAAATTACTGAACCTGTTTCTGGTTCTGTTAACAATAAGGAAACTACTATGTCAGAAAATGTAGAAACCGTTACCAAGAGCCAATTTGAAACAATTCAAAAAGCACTTGATGACAAGGAAGTTGCACTTCAGAAGGCTCTCGCAGATCTTGAAGTTCTGCAAGCTGCTCAGAAAGAAGCTGTGCGCAAGGCTCGTTTTAATCAAGTTGTGACTGCACTTAAGGATGAAAGTATTGCTACTGTAGTCTTCAAAGCTGTTGGTTTGGTTGAAAGTGATGAAGATTTTGCTGAAGTTGTAAAGACTTTGGGTGATCTTCAAGAAAAGGTAGAGAAGTCTGCTCTGTTCCAAGAACAAGGTGCTTCTGGTGATGTTCAGGAAGAACCTGTTCAAGAATCTGCGGTAGCAAAGCTGGTTAAGGCTCGTGTTGCGGCTGGATCTAAATAATTTTTAATTAGGAGAAAAATATGGCTGTAACTATTGGTACAGATACCTATCGCTTTAGTCACGTTGTTAAGCACGAATACGAACCTTCTCTTGCTTACTGCCGTGAAGTTGTAACTGCAAATGAATCAGGTGCTAAGACTTATGCTGTTGGTACAGTTCTTGGTAAGGTGACTGCTACAGGTAAGTATAAGATTGTTGAAGCAACTGCTGCTGATGGTTCTCAGAATGCTGTAGCTGTTGTGATCGAAGATAAGGCTGTGGCAGCTACTACTGATACTTCAGTGCTTGTGCTTGCTCGTGGTCCTGTAATGGTTGGTAAGGGTGGTCTTGTTGTTGGTGCTTCTGTTGACACTGGTCCTGAATTAGCTGCTGTGTACGCATCGCTTGCTACAGTTGGTATCCTTGTTCAAGATACTATCTAATAATAATACGGAGGATAACAAATGACTACATCTCGCAGTTTTTCAAATCAATTTGAAGTTACTGATTATACTCAAGAACTTAACCTGATCCCTAATACTTGGGGTCTTATTAATGAACTTGGTATCTTCAATGAAGAAGGTATTACTCAAAATACCGTAACAATGGAATCCAAGGGCGGCACAATCGCTGTTGTTGGTGATCAAAAGCGTGGTACACGCGCTCAAGTAGGTAAGGACGATGTTGCAACCATTCGTGCTTTCACAACTACTCACCACCCTTATGATGATGCACTATTTGCTCACGAACTTCAGGGTCGTCGTGCATATGGTACAGCAGATCAGCCTGATACAGAAGCTCGTGCTATTGCTGATAAGCTTGCTCGTGTCCGTATGGCTCATGCCCAAACTCTTGAACTTGCTCGTGCAAGCACTCTTGTGAATGGTACTCAGTGGTCGCCTAATGGTACTGTGTCTGAGAACTTCTACACTACTTTCGGTATTACCCGTAAGGAAATTGACTGTGTTCTTGGTACTGCTACTACTGAAGTAAATGAAAAGCTTCAAGAAGGTGTTGCACATATTCAAGATAATCTTCTTTCTGGTGAAGTAGTAACTGGTTTCGTTGTGCTTTGCGGTACTAACTTCTTTAATAAGCTTGTTCGTCAGGCTAATATTAAGGAAGCTTACAAGTTCTACGCTAGTACACAAGAAGGTCAGCGCAATGGATATCGTAGCGGTCGCTATCAGATCTTTGATCATGCTGGCATTCGTTTCATTGAATATCGTGGTTCTATCGGTGGTAATGCACTGATCCCTACTGACGAAGCTCGTATGATTCCTACTGGTACTCTTGACACATTCAAGACAATGTTTAGCCCTGCTGCTAAGTTTGATCTTGTTAATACCGTTGGTGAACAGGCTTATGTCTGGACCTATCGTGATGCTAAGAATACCAAGATTGAAATTGAATCTGAATCCAATTTCATTAACATGGTAAGACGCCCACAAGCTATTTGCCGTCTTTTCAGTTCAAATTAACAGAAAGCCCTTCGGGGCTTTCTTATTTAAGAGTATTTAATTCTAAGTATTCTTAAATAAGAGAAAGGTAACTAATATGGCATTAACTGATATTGAAAAAGTTAGAATAGAAATTCAGGATGTCGATGTTACATTCCCAATTTTATCTGATGCAACTTATATTTATTTGCTTGAAAAGCATTCTAATATAATTACTAGAGCATCAATGGATGCCGCCAGAATGGCTTTAATGCAGTTATCTCAAAGAGGGAATGAAACTGTAGACATCTTTACGATTAAAGGTAGTTCTGTTGCTGAACAGTATAGACAAGCATTATTACTTTACATTAAAGACCCTTACAACAATCCTATTTTACAGAATTGTCAGGGATGGGTAGGAGGGGTATTTCTTGATGAATTTCAAGCTAATATTGATGATTTGAATACTAACAATATTCAGCCTCCAACTGAGTCTGATCAAAAACCTTCAAGTTATTTTATTTTCTGAGGTTGTCATGAATCAGTTTGCTAAAGCATCTATTAGTGCAATAACCAGAAATGGAACTTCAGTAACTTATAAAACAGTTTCAACTGGAAGTTATAATCCAGCAACTGGTGCAGTTACTTCAACAGAGTCTTCAATTACTCTGAAGGCTTATCCTAAGCATATTAAGTTTACTGCATTTAACCATCCAGACTTAATTGGAAAAGAAGGTGTGTTGTTTTACTTCACTGCTGAGAATTCCTTTGTCCCTAAATTATCTGACATTGTTGTATATAACTCAGGTGAGTATATTGTGCAATCTATTCAAAGTCATTTTGCTCAAGGTGAAGTCATCCTTTACAGGGTTTTAACGATTAAAGGTTGACTATGATTAAAGCAGACTTGTCAGCATTTAGATCTTCACTGGAAGAAGTTAAACTTAAGATGACAAGAGGTTTAGAATCTGTTGTTGAAGGTTTTATTTACAATATTACAGTACAGGCTATTGATAATACTCCATATGGTACAGATAATGAGTTATACCATATGAAATCCAGATTGTACGCTGGATTATATCCTGAACCTGGACATGCTAAAGGTGGTTGGCAAGTTGTTACTGGTCAATTCCTAACAGGGTCATCTACTGGTCTTAGAAAAACATATCCAGCAAGGTCTGAACAAGCTTTTGATGTTAAAGAATATGCTGATGTTGCAAGTTCTAAATATAGACTTGGAGAAACAGTTCTGGTTGTTAACAATATTCCTTATGTTGCAAATGAAGGATTTACGTTACCTTGGATGAGATCAATCGAATCTGGATATTCAAATCAAGCTCCAAATGGTGTCATGGCTCCTACCATTTCTCAGATTGAAACAATCTATAAAAATAATCTTCTTGATTATTATGTTGAACAGTGAGGATTAAATGCGATCATTAATTAAAAGTAAAAGAGCATGTGAAAAGCATTTATCTACTTTGACACCAACATTACCAATTGCGTATGAAGGGGTTGTATTTACACCTCCTACTGGAATGTATGAAAGTTGTCAATTTGTTATTCAGTCTCCTGATGATCCTGTATTTGGTACAGGTTATTTTAGAGAAAGATTTGATTTTCAAGTCTTTGTGATTGGACCTTATAACAAAGGTACTACTGATGCACTTGAACGTGCTGAATTAATTAGAGATCATTTTCATAAAGGTCTTACATTAACAGAAGAGGATGTGACTCTTCATTTTCTTAGAACTCCCAAGATTGCAGGATCGGTTATTTCTGAAGGTAGGATTGTTATTCCTATTTTAATTTCTGTAATGTCAGAGGTGTACTCTTAAAACAAGGTTACTTGTCCTTAACAAGTTTACTTATGTAATTTTATAATGGAGAAATAATATGGCTGTAGCAAAGGGTGTATCTAAAAAGGTTGCCTATAAGAAAGAAGGTAGTGGTTGGGGTACTATTGCAGGTGCTTCCGGTGCTAAATATATTCGTCGTGTAACGTCGAACTTTAACCTTGTGAAAGACACTTACGAATCTGCTGAAATTCGTACTGACTTCCAGACTGCTGACATGCGTCATGGTATTCGTAGTGTTAATGGTACTATCAATGGTGAACTTTCACCTGGATCTTACTCAGATTTCATGCAATCTGTTCTAGCTCGTGATTTCACAGCAGTAACTGCAATTACAGGTCTTTCGGTTACTATTGCAACCTCGGGTGCTTTGTTTACCATTACTCGTAGTGCAGGTTCATGGTTAATTGATGGTATTATGGTTGGTATGGTTCTTCGTTTGACTGGTGCTGGTCTTAACGTAGCTAACCAATCTAATAACTTCCTTGTTGCTTCTATGACAGCAACAGTTCTTACAGTTAAGGTATTGTCTTCAACAGCTTTTGTTGCTGAAGGTCCAATCGCTACTGTAACTGCAACAGTTCAGGGTAAGGTTACTTATGTTCCTCAATCTGGACATACTGATGATTCTTATACTGTTGAAGAATGGTATTCTGACATTGCTCAATCTGAAGTTTATACTGGTCTTAAAGTTGGTACAATGAATGTCCAGCTTCCTGCTACTGGTCTTGTTACTACTGACTTTACTTTCCTTGGTAAGAATCTGGAACAAACTGGAACTTCACAATATTACACAACTCCAACTGTTGCTGGTACTAATGGTATTTTTGCTGCGGTTCAGGGTGTAATGCTTGTTGGTGGTGTTCCTGTTGCTCTGATTACTTCAATGGACTTTTCTGTTGAACGTGGTCTTGAATCAGCTAACGTTGTAGGTAGTAACTTTGCTGCTGACGTGTTCACTGGTCGTATCAAGGTTACTGGTAACTTCAGCACATACTTCCAAGATGGTACATATCGTGATTACTTCAATGCTGAAACTCCAATTTCACTTGTAGTAGCTCTTACCACTGATAGTACAAAGACAGGTAGTGTTCTTTCTTTCGTACTTCCTCGTGTTAAGATCGGTTCTGCTGATAAACAAGATGCTGAACTTGGTATTGTTCAACAACACAATTTTGTTGCATTACTTAATTCTGACACAAGTGCTGGACTTGTGAATAGTACAATTCTTGTAAACGATACAACAATCTAATAATTAACCTCCCTTGGCTAAAAACCTTGGGAGGTTTTTTATTGGTTAAAAATTATTCCAGAATCATTGACTTTGTATATTTCCTATGGCATAATTACAAATATGGACAGGTAATAAATTATTACCTTTTATTAACGTTTAAAAGGAGAACTACATGGGTTTTGATCTTAATAAGAAGAATCTTTCTGAAATTGCTGAAGTTGGATATGAATTCGAACTTCGTCTTCCAGGGTCTAATGAAAAGACTGGTGCTTTCATTAAGGTTCGTGGTGATCAGTCTAAGGTTGTAAAAGCTTATATTCGTAAGAAGTTTGACGAAATCAATGTTCGAAATAATAGTAAGCGTAAGGGTAATGATGTTACTCTGGAAGAAGCTGAAGAAATGGCAGTTGAATCTGCTGTTGTTCGAATTATTGACTGGAAGGGTATTGAAGAAGATGGTAAGGCAGTTCCTTTCTCAAAGGAAAATGCTACTCGCATTCTTTCTGAACATTCTTGGATTCGTGAACAGATTCAGGAGGAAGCTTCACAGCAATTAAACTTTCTTGGATGAGGATTTAGAAAAAGCAATTGAGTTTGCTAAATATGAATTTTCAATGCAAGAAATACAACAGGATGGTAAAACACTGAGAGAACATTTGAAGAAGGTTTCTGAACAAGTAACCTCTTCATGGTTTGATAACACTTCTACTCCAAAAGAATTAGAAGAAGTTCCAGTTTTACCAACTGTGTTTGATTACTGTTGGCATGATTTTCTTCAATTGCATAACGCAAGACAAGCAGGTTTTTCATTAAATTCATTGTCGTATACTGAAATTAAAAACTATTTTGATTTAATGAGTGTTAAACCTGAACCTTGGCATGTGTCTATTATTAAACTATTTGATAATTTATTCATGCAGGAATATTCTAGACAAGAAGAAAAGAAAAAGACTAAGAAATAACTCAGATCCGGTGTAGAAATATATCGGATCTTTTTGCGTTTGATTGGATTATTCCTTTAGGGAATAAATATATTCTCTAAATGAATAACCTAAGGATAATAATATGACTCTAGAATTACAAAGTATTGGATTCAAAGCAGAGACTGGAGAATTGCTTAAAGTTATTAAAGCAATGGAAGATATTGGGTCTTCTGCTGAAGCTGCATCTAAAAAAGTTGTATCTTCATTCTCGGATATTAAAAAGGGAGTTGACTCTTTATCAAATGAAAAAGTTGATGTAGGTATTGATGACAATGCAATCAACAAAGCTAAAGCCTATGTAGACCAGCTTAATAAGGCCGTAGAGGCTGTAACGAAGATGCCTAAGGGGGTAGGTAACCCTATTCAATCTGTAAGCCCTGTAGGTGATTCTGGAGCCTCTGGTGAGGCTAAGAAGTCTGTAGACTATACTGAAAGGCTGGTCTTAGCTACTAAGATGTTACGAGGCGAGTCAATTGCACTTGCTGATGGTTTAAAGATTCTTACAGATGGTTTTAGTAAATCTCAAGCTGCAGCCTTGGCTAATTTAATTCTGATGGGTAAATCTGTCGATGAGATTAATAAGGCTAAAGGGGCCTTTGAGGATCTTAACAGAATGTCTGGTGTAAACACTTTTGATAAAAGTACATCTGGTGCATACAGATTAAAGAAACAAGTTGAAGAACTTATTCTTGTTAAGAAGCTAGAGGCTGAAGTTACTGATCTCAATCGTAAAGAAATTATTGACTACGCCCGTGATCTTGAGCGTGTAAATCAACAAGAGAGAGATGGTGTTATTACTGCTAAACAAGCATTAGTAGATAGAACAAAATTAGCTGAGACTTATAAATCAAATGCTTCTATTCTTAGAAAAATTGAAGCTGAATCCATTGCTAACGAATCAGCAGCTAAGACTAGAGGTAATACAGAGATCAGGAGAGCTAAGGAATTAGCAACTGCACAGGCTTATGTTTATGGAACTCTTGAAAAATTAAATTACCAAGTATCTCTTGTTGAAGAAGGTATGGGTAAAGGTGCAACTAATGCAGCTTT